AAATAATGATTGACAATAAAACTGCGGCAAAGAAACTACGTGGAAGACCTCGTAAAAAACCAGAAGAGAAATATACTCGGATTTATATTTCTAGTGATGCGGTAACAAAAAACAAAATAAAAATCATGAGAAAAGCAAACAAAAATTTTTGCTCTTCAAAGATTTTTCGCAAGGTAATGGAAAAAGAATTTGAGACTTTTAAAAAAGTTTGTTTGGGGAAGGTTATAATTTAAAGCTTAAATAAAATGAAAAATGTAATTTTTTTAGAAGATAAATTTTTATCACTTAAGCCAGTTATTACTCAAGCTCAATTAGAATATAAAAAATGTATTGAAGATATTATAAAAAATTGCCAAGAGCAAATATCTTCTTTACAAGAAACTTATGAAGAGGTTTTTAATTCAAATGAATTACCAATAATTTTAAAACTTAAGGTTAGAGTCGATCCTAAAGAATTAGAAAATACTATTTTGCAAATTATTGATAAAAAACCAAACTTATTAACAAAAGAAATACATCAAGAAATTATTTCTTCTGGTCTTCAGGTTATCGAAGAAACTGTAAGAAGAAAATTAGAAGATTTGTTAAAAAAAGACAGAATAGAAAAAACTGATCTGAACACAAGAAGAAATGTAAGATATAAAATAAAGCTTGCCAGCTAAAGATTAGGCAAAGAATCTCGTAAGAGATAGACTGGAAACAGTCTTCAACTGGGGCAGGATCAGAAAAGTTTTGTGAAATTGCTTTTTTGGTTCTGCTTCGTGAGTTTTTTTATGGCGGCACTGTGGCGGAATAAGACGCAGAAAACAGACCTTTAAATCAACTCGGGAGCCTCTCTTCGGAAGGTAGGTTAAATTTTTATTACGAGCCCGAGAAATGGCTTAAGTGCAGAGTAAAATTCTCTGCCAGTGTTGCTTTAAAAAAACTTAAGCCAGCCTTGGCAAAGATGAAGGCAGAACTAAGCCACGTTGCGCTGATACCGCTAACTATCTTTAAATAATAGGCTTGGCAGTTCCAATAAAACGAAAGGAGCTGTGGAATAGTTGCAAAGCAAGTGTAAGCGTAGGGGTAAGCTAAAGAGCAACTCACCTCAAAAAACAGTTAGCCTTCTGTAAAAAGGCAAATTTACGAAGCCAGAACATTGATTTATCACGTAATCATGTCTAAATTATAGTGTTTTATTAGCTGATTTGAGACATTTCGGAAATTCCGAAAAGTGTCATTTCTTGCAACCGTTTAGGCGCGTTCTGGCTTCGTTTTAATATGTTCGGTTTTCGTCTAATGGCATGACATCAGGCTTTGAACTTGATAATCGTGGTTCGAATCCATGAAACCGAACCAAAATTTAATTTCTAAACTTAGCTTTCTGTTTAAAGAATATTAGACAATTATTGGGGTTTTCTCGGTAATTAAGCTAATTAATGCTCGAAAGGGCTACGAAGCCAGAACATTTGATTTATTGCGGCGCCTAGCCGCGTTCTGGCTTCGTTTTATGGTAAAGGTAGGCAAGTGTTAAAGCCAGTTTGTCAGCGGTCGACCAGTAGGCAAACCACCAGTACGCAGATTAATTACCTGCTAATCGTGTTTAAAATATTGGATTAATTAACCTAAATATTTTAAATTGATTTGGTTTCGTAAGTTAAAATCTTACCCTTTCCACCAATATCTTTCCAAGCCAGATTAACCGCAGCCCATTGTAAATTGGGGGGAAGTTTTTGAAAAAACTTGTTAGGCAAAGAGTTAGTCTGGCGCGGTAAGGTATTAATTAAAAAAAATATGGAAAATTGGCAACCAATTGAAACCGCTCCAAAAGAAAAAAACATCGAAATTCTTGGCGCAAGTGCTTTCAGAAAAACAAAAGCAGGTCACGAAATAGGTGGTGAAATACAAATCATCCGCAGAGCTATTGATAATTGGACGGGTGAAATTTGGATTAAAAGGACTGGAGGTCAATTTAATCCGACTCACTGGATGCCATTGCCTAAAGCTCCTACAATATAAATTTAATTAAAATATGACAGAAATTAATTGGAAGGATGTTAATGAAATTTCACGGGTAATAAAAATACCAGTAGTGGGGAAGAAATATCGCTTACAAAAAAGATACTTAGATAACAACGATAATAGAACTACTCGTCAAAATAAAGAAGTAATTGTTACTAAAATAGAAAAAGAAGAAGATATGATATTTGGTAGCCCTTATTATTGCATACATTACAAAGAAGATGATGGCATAACAAATAGCTTATCCGATACATCGTTTCTAGATCTTTATTATGAAGAAATTCCAAAAGACAACTTGCAACAAACAAAGGAAGTGAAAGTAAATAAACTAGACGAAGCATTAAAAAAACTGTATGCAACAGAAAATGCAAGCTCTGACATTCAAGGTTCAGTTCGTCTTATTATTGAGTATTTACGCCAAGCAAACGAAACCCCCAATCCAGTTGACCTTGAGAAGAAGGAAGTCACTAAAATTGAAAATGCTTTGGATGAGTTGAAATATCTTTTAGCACGTGAAGACAATTATGAATTTAAAGGGCATGTGTTTTTTGATGGCTACAAAGAACATTGGGAGCCTTTGCTTGATCGTTTAAATGAAATTAAAGATGCGGCGCAATATCTTGTCAATGTCTTAGAAACTGAAAAATCCGCAATGAATTTAGTGAAAGACACTTTAGACGATGGTATAAAGAAAATGAAAGATTTTAACGCTAAAATAGATGAAAAATACCCAATGTCGAAATCAGAGTCTAAAATCGACACGAAAGAAGAACATGTCGATCCAGTAAATATTTGGAAGGATGTTAATGAGTTGCCAAGTCGTCTTGATGGCGCGGCCGTATTCTACAAGCGCAATGGGCAAACATTTATCGGCGAAGCTCATACTTTTAATAGAATTGCGATTTACCCAGACTCTAATTCTGATCACTTAGAGAATAAGGATATTGACAAGGTTTTCTTGGTTAGTGATTTAATAAACTCCTTCGAGCAAATGCAAAAAGATATTGAGGAGTTTAAAAAGCAACAAGCAAACGAAACCCACAATCCAGTTGACCTTGAGAAGAAGGAAGTCAACGAAGTTGATAAGGCTTATGATAAAGGCTGGCATGACGGATTTACGGATTTGATTTTGCTAAAAAAATATTGAATTTATTGAAAAATTGATTGAGGAGCTTAAGAAATGTCGGTAATAGAAATAAGCTCCTACAATATAAATTTAATTAAAATATGACAGAAATTAATTGGAAAGAAATTAAAATGCCAGTAGTGGGGAAGTGTTCAAGAGCTTTAACATCAATAATATCATATTCAGCCAAAGAAATCAAAAATGCTTTCAAAGCAGGTGAAATATTTCCAACAGTTAAAAATTTGATATTAAATTCGCTTTTATCTGACACATCAAGAGTAATGTCGATGATTGCTTTTTTTGTAGCTTCTTGGTCAGTAGGTTCGTCATCAGTGGCAATAAAAAGAACTGTTTGTTTTTTTCTGTCACTAGATTTATGAAGATTGTAAGCTTGCTTGATAAGTTCTGCCGTGTTAGTTAAAATTTGATTGGCTTTAAGATTTGAAATATTTTCAATTGCTTTTTCTGCGGTAATTCCGCAATAAGAAGTAATTTTATCTCCAAAACTTAAAATATCAATTTCATCTTTATCATATTTGGTAATTATCCCTTGACGGATAAATTTTAGCTTCTACAGTTAGGCTATTACTAACTTTAAAGCCTCTCGAAGTATGAACTTTCAAGAATTTAAGAAAAAATATCCAAGCAAACAAAAAATTTTTGGTTGAGGTCACATTTTGCCTACTTTGAGGAGTCGTTGAATTTCTTCCTGCAATTCTCATTCTATTCCTCGATTAATTCCTTGAACACCATCTTAATTTTTTCTTTAGCAATTTTGTAGAAATCATCTTTTAAGATGTCACTAATTTTGCGAGATCCATCAAGGGTTGTATGAAAATTAACACCAAAAAATATTCCATCTTTATTATCGTCATTAATAGCGGCGGCAATAGTCAAATTAAGAGTTGTGACTTCATCAACTTTAAATACAGGAGTTGCGGATAAACTGGTAAAGCCTTCTGCAATGTCTTGTTTTAAGAGGAATTTTCTAAGATCTAAATTATCCTCAGCCAAGAACATCTCATAATTTATTCCTAATGCCCCAGCGTCTTTTTCTACTTCAGAAAAAGTAATCAATTCAGAAGCTATATCTCTAACTAAATTTAGATTTTTTATGTCAGGATTTTTATCTTTTATCTCAAATCTTGGTGGGAATTGGTCATAAATTACTGCAAAATTACCCGCTTCAAACTCTCTATGGAAAGGATTTCCAAAAGGAAGCTCGACAACTGGCTTCTTGAATACACTTTTTAACGCCAACAAGTTTGCTAAGTTAGTAAAAGGATTTTGAATTTGAATTTGTGCTGTTTGATTTGGCTTTAATTTTAAGGAAGAAAAAACCTTATCAACTAAAACTACTGAATGAGATAGCGTTCTGAGTTCGCTCATATCTAAGAAAAATTTGTTTTTGGAATTAAAGAAGTTCATAATCTAACCTCCCAATTCCAACTTTGCAATCCCTTTTTATCCTTGAGGGGATAATTGCCTCATATTTTGAAGCTTGAATTGCAAATTGAATTGCTTTTTCTCTCAAAAATTCAATGCGAGAAAATCGATTTGGACAATCTCTTGTTTCCATTGAACTTGATACATCTATGCCAAAAATAAAATTGTCGCCTTTGTTTAATTCTAAATTGCTCATTTTAAATATAAATTTATTAAATTTACCTTATTATATAAAAAATGTTTTTTACATATCAAACATTTTTTTAAAAAAGTTTATCTAAAGTTTATCTAAAGTTTATCTAAAGTTTATCTAAATATTGTTTGTAACAACCCATTTACCATTTATTTTGGTTGCAGTTCCAAAGAAATTGCGGTTTTTAGATTCATCCATGCAAGTTTGAATATGGACGCAATTCCGCTCTACAAAGCATTTATCCACGCTAACTTTTGACTCTTTAATTTTTAAAACTGCTTCGTAAGGATCAAGCCCCTTAATGTTAAAATCACAAGCCAAGAATTGCATGTGCCAACTGCTAAGCGCGCCACCAATTGCCTTGTTTAATTCGGCAGAGCGAAACCCGCTTGAAATAATGATCGGGAGATTGATTTTATCGCGTAGCTCTTGCATTTTGTTTGCAAGAACCATGCCAGCAATTAGTTGATTCTGATTTGGGGTGTTATTAATTCCTTTTTGTTCAGCCGTGTTTGATCTTACAAAGTCTTCTGCTTTGAAATTGAGGCGTTGCAAATTTTGAATAGTAAGCATTAATCTACGCAATAAGTTTGTTCATCGTGAGTAAGGGTATGAATACATTGATCGCAAGCAAATTCATTGTTGGCAATCTTTGCATCTTTCTCGGCAATAGAATATTCGATCCAGGGGTAGAAATATTCTAAATGCACTCCATAACACAAATTTTTACTTGTTTCTTTTTGTGTATTTTTGCACGAGCTTATCACGCTCAACATCAGTAAGCTTGCGAGCTTCATCGACATATTTATTCTTTTCTTGAACTTGTTTTGCTGCTTCTTCATTTTCCAGAATTTCAATTGATTTTTTACCTTTGACAAAACCATAAGCCAAAGCGATAAGAATAGCACCAAGAATAACTCGAAGTCGATTTATCATAAAAGGGTTAAAAGATATTTTGCGCCATCTAAACAATCGGCAAACGTAAGATGCGCGCTAAAAAACATTATTCCGCAACAAATAGCAAGAACAAACATTGTTGAATGTAATTTCGATTGAAAAATTAGTTTAATAAATTTCCACCAAAAATCAAGCCATTCGTGAACAATTTTATAAAAAATCTCGGCGTTGGTTGGCGGGCGATCACAAAATTTCGTCATTTTTTATCATATGTTTTTCGATATTTTGTAAATAATGTAGCATTGTAAGATTAATATTATCGTTGTTTTTCCCTTTATGCTCTAAGGCTTCGTAAAAAATACTTTTAAAATATTGTCGAGTTTCCGGCAAATAAATAACATTTTTAACTGTCTTTTCTACAAAATCTCCTTTTTCAAGATTAGAAATTTTATGTTCTAATTTTTTTAACTCTTCTTTTGTATCGGATTTGTGAGTTAAAAAGATATAGCTAACACTAACCTGAACAAATCCAATTAAATAAATTAAAATATTTTTGTATTCCATATTATTTATTATTCTTTATTTTCTAAAGTTTCTCCAGCTTTGTCGGAAATAACTTCAGGAGAAACAACTTCAGGAGCAGGAGCGATAACTTCAGTTTGAATTGAATTTTTAATAATGTTCGCCTGATCTAGCACTTGAAATCCGCCAGCTTTTAAAGCTAAATCAATTACTGTCACCAAAGATTTTTCGACATCGCTGCCATTTTCAAATTTTATAATGTTCATATTTTTAAATTATTGAGTTATTGTTGGTTCTTCAGAAATTATTTCTTCAGAAACTGGTTCAGGTTCAGGAGTTGGTTTAGGCTCTGCTAAAATCACTCCGTCACTTTCCATGCCTTCTAATTCTCCAACTTTAGAAATCAAGAAATTTCCATCGGAATTTTCAAAAGGTTTTTCAATATCTTTTGAATAACCTTTGCACCAGTAAAAAATTGAAGCTGTCAAAGCACCAAGTAATCCGCCGCCTATTTTTAAAAAAAGTAAATAGTCCATATTTTATGATTTTAATTGCGTTATTAAGTCATCAAATTTTACAATTTGATTATTGTTAAGAGTTCCAATTTCTACTCCTAAAACAATGTCTGGATATTTTTCATAAATTGTTTTTAAGCACAAACTTAAGGACTTTACTGCTATATCTTCAGATCCGAATCCATTAATAATTGATTGGTCAAATACTATTTCATCTAAAGCATTCCATCTTTCCGAGCTCGTTCCAATGTCAATTAATTTGTGAATTTTCCAATTGTTTATTTGCGTAATTGTGTGTTTCATAAAAGTTTTTTTAAATTTTATACTGATGTAACTGTTTCCCAAGCCGTTGCGCCGCCAATTCTTAATTTATTAAGAGTAGTGTCAAAATACATACCACCTTTCAAATAAGTTGGGGCGAGTGCTGTAGTTGCTTGAAATGGAAATAGAACTCCGTCATCTCTCAAAGCAAGAATTGATAGAGATCCACTATTTAAAATACTTAGAGCAGTTGTTGAGCTTGTATTTCCTTCAGCTAAGATTGTGACTTTTGCAGAAGTTGCATTTCCGTTGTAACCTGGGCTTGATATACCAAGAGTTAGTCTACCATTTGTTGTGCCGAAAGAAAGAAGGCTTTTGCCCATCGATACTGAATGAAGATAACCAGTATTTGACTGAGAGTAAAATCCCATCCTGTTTGCAAATCCGCCAGTTCTGTCGCTTACTGCAAGAAATGCGTTTGAACCCGTAATACATACATTTCCTCCCGAATCCACACTAAGTACTGTGCTACCCGCTGTTTTAAGTAAAAGTGCGTTAGCTGTTCCGGCCGGATCTGTTCCGTTTTGCAGAGAGTAAGTATTTGTACCAGTTATATTGTACGAGGCGGCAGTTGCAATGCCTGTTTTATCCACTTTAAACAAACTAGTAGAGCCAACTTGTAAATCTAGCAAATTTGAACTTGCGCCTGATGCTGTATTTGTAATATTTAGTTTAAGCGCGGTTGGATTACCTGTCGTGTTCCAAGTTCCTGATAAATCAACTAATGATTGTGCGTTAGCTGCTGTAAGTGAATAACCGCTTGCAACTAATGATGATACGTTATTTGTTGCTGTCCCTATTGTAACTCCGCCAGCAACAGCTAATCCGTTGGTGGGAGATCCTGTAGACGCATTATATCCAATTGCAACACCACCATTTATTTGAAGCTTACTTCCGATTGTAGGAGTTCCAATACCAACATTTCCCGCGCCGCTTTGAATAACTAAGTTATTGCTACCGCCATAAGTTTCTAAAACTCCGTAAGCATTTGCTGGGGTTGCGTTATAGTTCCAGCTAAACAAAATGTTGTTTGTTGCGCTTTGACCGACCAAGAGTTCACTAACTCCGCTGGTATTTCCAATTGTTAATTTTGATCTACCAGTGCTAGTGGCTGCTGCAATATTATCGCCAATTATAATTGATGATTCTGTGTTTGTTGCAGTCGTCTTGTAAGGAAATATTTTACTTCCGCCAATGGTTTGAATTGAAGCGGGGTTTAATAAGCCTCGCGCGGTTAGTCCCGCGTCAGGAATTGAAAAGGTATGACTAGTGCCGCTTGACGTAATTGCAAAATCAGTTCCGACCGAAGCGGTCGCAAAAGTTTGGGCAGCTCCTGTAAGACCGCCGAGCGATGTTATTGCAGCACTTAGTTTTGTGTTAAGTTGTGTTTGAACTGCGCTACTAAGACCTTTGATGAAAGATAATTCACTTAAAGAAGGGTAAGTTGCAACTGGTAAAGTCTGCAAATTTAAAGAAGCATCAGTTGCGACCAATTGTGAAGCTGTTAAAGTAGCAACGTTAAATTTTCCATCTGATGCATTGATTTTAGCTTTTGTTGCGCCGTCAATTTGAAAAACTAAATCATAAGCACTTCTAATGCCGCTTTTTGAAGAGTTTAAGCCAACATGCGAATTTACACTATCCGCGTGAATTTGCAAAAATTCAGAATTGTCAGCATCTATTCTGCCGTAAGTTGTGAACGCAGCTAATCCAGCCGTGCCATTTGGAATTGCGCCAACGTTGGTGTTTGAGTTTAAAGTAGATGATTGAAGTAAAAATCTATTTAGGCGAGTTGTGTTTGAAAAATCGGCGAATAATCTTTTTGCGGTTCCACTGAAAGTTTGATTGCCTGATAGGCTTAGATTATTAATACCAGTAACATTGCCAGAATCGTCGACGATAATTGATGAATCTTTAATTAATTTGCCAGTTGTTAAGTCATATCTAGCTAAAGCGTTTGCTGTTGCTGAAGATGGGCCAACAACATCACCAGTGCCAGAAGCACCAGAATTGACCCAAGCGGAAGTTCCCGTGTCCCAAATCCATATTGTGTCGGTCGAACCAACCACGGCAAACCATCCAGCTGCTCCAGTTGGATAGGCGGTATTTAAAGCTGTTGGAGTTGCAAAATACCCTTTGTCATTTGCTGATCCGCCAGTTTCTAATAAGCTTCCTAATAATCCTAGCATATTTGTTCAAAATTAATGTTAATGGCGTTTAGTTCTTCTAAAGTTGTACAAGCGTTTATTTCAACTTCTTTCTCGTTTGCATAAGCAACATATTGCGTCCCGTGATCTGCAAGATGAGAAGAAATATTTTGTGCAACCGTTTGATCTAAGATAATGTAACCTTCACGCCTATCTTCACCTTCAATAATTGTGCAGCTATATTTTATAATGCTGCCAAGTGATGCGCCAAAGATAATCGTGTTAGGCTCGGTTAATTGAATGCCAGTAGCTTCGACACTAAATTCAAAATAAACTTTGTTTTCTTCAATTTCAGGTTCGCCCCACTCATAAGCTTTACAAGCCGAGTAAGGTTTCTCTAAAGCTGCATTTCTATTGGCTTTTAATTGGGCTATTTTTTCATTCTTTTTTTTTGCCAAAAAATCTTCATCAGATTTGTCGGTAATTTTAAATTTTCCGTTTATGTAAAAATAATCTGTTGTAATTGATGAATCGCAAGCGACCCAGATTAAATCTTTAGAAACTGGAAAAATAGAATTTTCAATTTGAACAACTTTTGTATTTTGAATTAATGCAAACATTTTATTTCCTAATAATATTCATAAACTATAACAATGCCAGCCGCACCAGCTGCGCCAGTACCGCCATTTGTTCCGCCAGAACCGCCGCCGTAAAGCTGACCAGTTGGAACACCACTACCAATAGCTCCCGCAATTGAACCAGAAAGCATTGATCCGCCACCATTGCCGCCCTGTGATGTAGTTATTGATACTGTGCCACCGCCGCCTTGAATATTAATGTCTCCGCCTGATCCAGTTCCGCCGCTGCCAACTCCCAAACCATTTGCCGTTTTTCCGCCAGTTCCGCCAGTAGCTGAACAATGCGCGCCAAAAGATGTTGTGCCGCCAGTGTTGCCATTATTACCGTTTGTAGCTGCGATTCCACCAAGACCAACTGTAATCGTTTCAGTTGCGCCTAATCCTGAAGTAATAAATTTTTCGCTGTATCCACCACCTCCGCCGCCAGTGCCGCCAGAAGTGCTATTTCCACCAGAACCGCCGCCGCCGACTAGTTTTATATAAGCTGCTCGGCATCCCGCAGGTTTTGTCCAAGTTCCAGATGCAGTAAAAGTTTGAATAGTTTTTAATTGGTATGAAAATTTATTTTGTTGAACAAAAACAGTTCCGTTGTATCTAAATATTGAATCCTCTAACGCCGAAATATCATTTGGATATAAATCGGTTGTGCCATCAGCTTTTTTAAGGTTCTTAACGCCAGCAGAATTGACGTTGACTGTCGAAGCTCCAGTGTTTGCATTTCCAGCTCTAAAGCGAATTGTCATTCCAGTAAAATAACCAACGGTTGCGCTAACTGGGTTAGTCATTGAAGCTGCAAGCGTTAAAACATAAGCATCAGCAACGCCGCTATCTATGTAGAAGTTATTTGCGGAATATCTTGATGTTGCAATTGAAACTTGGTTTAAGATTGCATCAGACGAAGTTTGACCAGACGAAGTTTGTAACGCTTCTAATTCTGTTGGAATTTGGTTAAACTCTGTTGCCGATACTAGGTTTCCATTTATCTTTGATAATATGTCCATTTTCTATAAAATATAATTAAAAACAATTGATGTATTAGCTGGTTTTAGATTGTTAAATAAACACTCAATAATTGACCCGCCACCACTACTTAAAGTAAAAGGAAGTGTTAAAGGAAAAACTGATGTCGGAGCTAGACTTGTTGGCATATTTACAACCATTGTAAATCTTGCTTGTTTAAGATTAGCAAAAAGTGTAAATGGAAGAGTTAGTGGAAAAGTTCCATATTCTATTCCATTGCTTATTTCAATCGTATATCCAAAAATAGCCGCCAAATCAATAAAATCTTGTTCTGTTAAAACTCCTAAAGAAGTCAGTTTAACTAAAACCTGTTGTCTTCTTTCCTCTAAAGAAAGTGGAGTTGTTTGCGTAAAACAACCATCAGGTATTCCAACCGCACCTTCCCATCTAGCAATATATTCTAAGTCGTTTGTAGTCAGAATATTGGTATTATCCCAAACATTTTGGAATATCTCATCAACTCTTGTGAACTCACCGCCTAAACCTAAGAATAGCTTGTAAAGATTAGTGCCTTTAACATTCTTAGCTTGGAAGAGCCTATCGTTAGGCATGTATTGGCTAATCGCTTGTTGGTGCTGTTCTAATGTATGAGCTTGGAAATTAGACAAAAGTTATCACCCCCAATGTTCCAATTTGATTTAAACCAATTGTTGTATCCGCACTTGGCGCGGATAAAGTATAAATTGGTACACTTCCACTTGAGTCTATTGTTTGTTGAATAACTGCGTTAATATCAGCTAATTTAACATTTTTGCCAATGTTGTTTGATAACTTAAAGAAGTCAGTTAAAGAGTTTGTGATGGCTGTTCGCATTGCCGTTGTATTAGGGCTTAAACTTGAAAAAGTAACTGCGATAGATACGGCAGTCGGAGAAAAGACAATAACATCATCATCACTCATATTAGCTGGCTTAATTTCTAGGATTTTATCTTTTACAGTAATAACTTCTGTTGAGCTTGGAATAATTGAAGCATCATTATCTCTGGTAAATCCAATTCTAACTTGTCCTTCTTCGACATAAGAATAAGAGGCGGAAATAGTTCCAGTTGCAGGAGTGGTAGGGCTTCCACTTACAGGATAAGCAAAAGTATTTGCATCAATTACAATAACTCTTTTTTCAATAATATTGTATTCATTTTGAACTGCGCCAGTTACAGTAACATAAGAGCCACTTACTAAACCGTGAGCAGTTGAAGTAGCTGTTGCAATTTGTCCAGCTCTTACAAGGCTTGAAATAGAAATTGAAGCAGAAGTTGTACTTGGTGAGAATATCCAAACTCTTGTTACACCAGCAATTAATTTTGCTTGGTTAATTAAAGCATTTACATTAAAAAATGAGAAAGGGAACTGTATTCTAAACAGAACTCTTGAACGATAAGAAGTGTCTCCCTCAATATCAGTGCCACCAGATAATTCACCAAAATCGACAAAAGCATTATTATTAACGCCAGCAATTGGGCTTCCTAATGTTAAAATTCCACCAGAAGTAATATTTGTATCTTGACCTTGAGAACTTGCAACAACAGCTACATTTGCAGTAGTCCATTCTGCAATAATTGTACCACTTGCACTTCCAGCAGTTCCAGCTTGGGTAAATTGAAATTGCGTAGCAGAAGTTACAGTAATTATAACATTTGAAGCATTAAAGTCAGAAGGACTTGCGCCAGTTATTGTAACAGTAATGCCACTTGCTAAATTATGAGCAGCGGTAAAATTAACAGTTACTAAAGTTCCAGTTCTTGACATTGAAGAAACTGAAACGCTGTTTAATGAAATTGTTGAAGTAGATTGTGTTGTATAAGTTATGCTAGAAGCACTTTGAAGGCTTGTGCCAGAAGGAATGGAAGTTGCAGCAGTTCCTGAAAAAACAACATTACCAGTTGCAGATGTTGCAACAGTTCTTGTAACGCCGTAAGTATTGCCCCATCTTTCTAAATAAATACCAGAAGCAGTATTTATAAAAAATTGATTAATCATTATCAGAATCTTCTGATAATTATCATAAACTCTATAAGCTAAACCTTTGATTAAAGAACCTAAATATGACGCAGGCAAAAACGCCCCGCTGTCTGGCAACTGCGCGGTTACATCTGAAACAATCCTGTTATACACCTCTTTTCTATCAGAGGGTAGGTTTAATGTCATTAGCCGTGGTGTTAGCTTGCATTAATTGTGTTTATCCATAAATTATAATACTCCACAAATTCAGTATTATCATTTCTTATTCCGTTAATTTTTACATTAAGCTTTTGTAAGTCAATATCTTTTTCAACAACAATTTCAATTTCTTTTGCAATTCCTTTGTCAATATACCATTGATAAGCATTTTCTAAATTATTCTGAACAGTATTAACAGTATCATCGTCTAATTTTTCTTGATAAGATGTCCAAACTAAAGAACCTTGTTCAAATCCGTCTTCGTTTAACTCATTGCCAATCCAGCCTCCACGAGAGCGAGGGTCTTCGATTGAATCCTCTCTTTTTTGGCAATAAATTGTCATCATAAAAGAAGTTTCAAGACCGCCAGTTAAAGCAAAGTCTCCATTCTTAAAAGAAATATCAAATATTCCGTCAGAATTTTTATCTACTTTTAAATCTTTTATTGACATGAGTAATATTATTTATAAATTTTATATTGGTCTAGTAGTTAAGTTTGGGCGGGTTTCCCCTTGGTGGCTTAACTATTAGACTACTCCTCCAGTATTTCCAGCCCCAACAGTAACTCCGCTATGTGTATGGCTAATAAATGG